CGATCATCTTCTTCCAGCCGAACGACAACTCACAGAACCTGATCGCTGTCTTCGAGAAGGCGATGACCTACGCCGACGAGATGAGCGCCATACCCCGCTACGCCTCCGGTGGCGAGCGGGTGGGCGGCGCGGGGCGGACCGCCTCGGGGCTTGCGATGCTGATGGGGAACGTGGCCAAGGTCTTCGGCTACACCGCCGGCGGCATCGACAAGTCGGTCTTGGACCCGAAGCTCCAGTACCTCTACACCATGAAGCTCCTGAGCGACGACACTGGCATGTTCCGCGGCGACGAGACGATCCGGGCGCGCGGCGCCATCTTCGCGGCGAAGTCCGAGGTCGAGCGCACTCGGGCGCTGGAGTTCCTGCAGTTGACCGCCAACCCGATCGACATGGGGATCATCGGCCCCCAAGGTCGAGCCCTCGTCCTCAGTGAGGTCGCAGAGCATCTGGGGTTCGACCACAACCAGCTTGCCCTTGCGATCAGGGCGCAGGCACAGGCCCCACAGACCCCACCGGGGGCTGGTGAGGAAGGCCAAGGCCCTCCGGGCCAGCAGCCATCCTCCGGTGGCATGGACGGCCCTCCACGGGTCGCTGAGGGCATCGACAACCAGCAGCGCACCGGCGGGGGTGCGCTGCCAACCCCGTAGGAGGGTGATATGCCGGGTGGAACGGGCTTCGGGCGAGGCAAGAACAGCACGGCCAATACCAGCCGCAAGGTCATGGTGCGCAAGGCGGTTGCGAAAGTTCAGGGCAGAGCCGCTGCGGACCAGAAGAAGTTCGATGCGTATTGGGACAAGCGGCTGGCGCCGCTCAAGAAGTCGTCGCGGCCGAAGCCCCGAGGCAAGTGATGCCCTCACCATCGCCACTGATGCCCCGCACTTCTAAGCAAGCCAAGGCTGATAAAGCTGCCGCACGGGTAAAGGCAGCAGCTAAGAAGACTGACTTCAACAAGACCCTCCAAGAGTTGAGCAGGTCCAGCAAGAAGTTAGGCAAGGTGGCATCGACCAAGGGCTCTCCCAGAGCCTCGGCCAACATCGAGGACCGTCGCGGGCACAAGCCCCCATTCATCGAGAAGATGGTGAATCTTCACTTCGATGTCAGGAACGTCTCACCCAAGAAGCGACCGAAGAAAGCCTGACCATGCACATTCAAGATTTCACTGATGTCGTCTTGCTCCGGGAGTTGGCGCGGCGGTATCCTCCCGGTGCGGCTCCGACCCATATCCAGCGGTCGACAGGGTTCTACGATTGCATCCTGCCCGTGGGTAACGACCACACCGCCATTCTGACTTTCGACCCCGGTGCACTTGAACTGGTGCTGCATCCAATGCCGGCGTCGGAGCGTTAGACAGTCGCGGCAATCCTGTCGCAAAACTTGGGGAGAGACTGATGGTCGATCACAAAGAGACCGAAGCCGAGAAGAAGGCACGGGAAGACAAGGAGCAGGCCGAGGCCCGGCAGAAGACCGCGCAGCGGGGTGGACCGTCCGACTCGGAGGTTGGCACCGCGGCGAGCAAGCTGGACGACAGCCGCAACGTGCCGCGTTCGGCGGGCGACGACGGCGGCGACGACGTGACCAACGGGATCAGCGACGAGATCCAAGGTCTGATCGATCGCACCAGTGGGCTGATGAACGATGAGCAGACCAACCACCCGAGCATCTCCATCGCCATCACCCGGCTCAAGGAGGCGCAGCAGGCCCTCCACGAGTACCGGGCCAAGCGCGGCAAGCTGCCGCGCGACCAGTTTCCGGAAGAGCGCAATCGGGGCGACAACCCCGCCTGAGTGTCGCCGGAGAACCTAGCCGGGGTGGAGTGACACACCCCGGCTAGTCTTACCAGTAAGACTGAGGTAGTCTCGCGTCACTCGAACCAAAACCAATGACAAAGGAGTGTCCCATGCGTAATTGGGAAAAAGGCAACCCGATGAAGTCGAAGGAGGCCGTGAACGTCAGCACCGGCCACCACACGTCGGGCAAGACCGGTCGGCATGCGCATCCGAAGATGGGCGCCGGCAGGGGGATGGGTCCCTCGATCGCGAAGGGGTATCTCGTCACCGGCACCGGGTCGACGATGCCGACCGGCGGCAAGTTCCGCAGCGCCAACACGGCGAAGCGGTCCAAGGGCTCGAAGAAGGGGGGCAAGTGACATGGCATCCGGAATGAACGCAGAGGCGCAGGCCAAGGCACTCAAGAAGCGCAAGGATGTCTACGCGCCGAAGAAGGCCGAACTGAGGCCGAAGCCCCGCTCGAAGAAGGTCGACACCGACGCCACCCGGCAGTCGGACTTCGTGAAGCGGCAGGAAGACAACTCCGCCAAGCTCGCCGCGGCGGCGAAGAAGAAACCCAATGGCTCGGGTACGGCAGCAGCGTCGACCACGGTGACGACGACGCCGAAGAAGACCACGACCACGACTTCGGTCAAGCCAAAGTCGGCTCCGACGAGGACTCGGACGCTGGCTCTCAAGACCTCGACGCCGCCGAAGCCGCGGCCCGCGTCGACGCCCTCGCAGGTATCGGGCAGCAAGATCCGAGCGGCGTTCACAGCCAACAAGGGCAACAACGAGAAGAAGGCCCTCGAACGCATGAAGAAGGCGTCGAGGAAATGAACGTCGAGCGGGCGCTAGGACTTCTGGTCTTGGTGGTGGTGGTCATCGTCATAGTCAGCTTTGCGATGAAGCTGGTCTGATGCCACTCAAGAAGGGGTCCAGCAAGAAGGTGATTTCCGCGAATATCCGCACGGAGATGCATGCTGGACGCCCTCAGAAGCAGGCGATAGCCATCGCCTACAGCAAGGCGGGCAAGGCGAAGAGGAAGAAAAAGCGATGAACTTCGCACCTAACGAGAGAACTTTAACCAAGAATGGCACGATCTTGAGGGAGGCGGAACCCCCCAAGCAGAAGCGGGACTTCCCCAAGGCGAAAGGCGATCGAGCAGCGCCGGCAGCCAAGCAGTTCGACCCGGCGCGGGCAAAGCGGCCAGCCAAGGCGTGAGTCCCCGCCGCGCAGTCCCCAACGAGGCGGTCCGGTTCCTGCGCGAGGGCCGGGCCTCTCACGGTTATATGTCCTTCCTGAAATACCTGAACGATCTTCGTGAAGAATCGATTTATCTGGCTATCCACGGGTCAGAACGGGATGCTCGCGAGATCAATGCGGGTCGTGCGCAGGCGTGGACCGAGATACTCACACTCTTTACAGACAGCTAGTCCCGAGGCATAACGTTCGACATGGTCATCAAACCGCAAGCCGTAAGCAGTCGTTCGCAAGCCGCCGACGAGCTAATCCGTGCCGCGGCTGGCGCCATCGACGCTGGAGCGCAGATGAACGGCACCGTGGTGCCCGAGCCCGCGCCGGCGCGTGAGCTTCCCGCCCCGCAACCACAGCCGCAGCGAGCCGATCCGGATCCGGGGCAGAACCCCGAGTTTACCGACGAAGGCTCGGAGGTCGTGCAGGTTCCGACCGCTGCGTTCCGGACGCAGGTCGAAGGCGAGGGCGAAGAGGATCCGGACCCCGAGAACTACGAGCATCGGTTCAAGGTTTTGCAGGGAAAATACAAGGCCGAGACCAAGCGACTGCGCGACGATGCGGCTGAGACCAAATCTCAGATGCAGGCGATGCGCGACCTCATGGGGATGATGCAGGAGCAGATGAACGCCCGACCGGCGGCTCCTGCCCCTGCAGCCCCCGCCGCGGCGCCCGAGCGTCCGCTGGTGACGGAGAAGGAAGTCGAAGAGTTTGGCGCCGACATGCTCGACGCGGCGCATCGCTTCACGTTGCAGAAGCTGACTCCGCGCATCGCGAAGATCGAGCAGACGCTGTCCGAACTTACCGGTAAGGTCGGCGAGGCCAATACCAAGGCCAACTCGGCGCAGCACAGCGTCGCGGTGTCGGCCCGGGGCAGCATGTTCCAGTTGCTCGACTCGAAGATGCCCGATTGGCGGGATGTCAATCTGGACGAAGATTTTAAGGCATGGCTGGAGCAGGAAGACGATTTTGCCGGTGATAGCCGGCAGGCGCTCCTGATCCGGGCATACGAGAAGAACGACGGACCGAGAGTCCTTCGTTTTTTCAAGGCTTTCAAGGCTGAACACGCTACCGGGGACGAACCCGCGCCGGCGTCGACACCCGAACCGGAAGGCAATCCCGCACCTGCGGCTGCCGCCCGGCCCGGACGTGTAGACCCCAACGCGCTCGTGGCTCCGGGCCGGGGCCGCTCGGCGGCTCGCTCAACCGGCGCTCAGCAGAAAATCGTGTGGGATCCCCAGAGCATCGCGGCGTTCTACGCCGACGTGCGGAAGGGAGCCTACAAAACGAAACCTGATGAGCAGGCGCGGCTGGAGACAGACATCTTCAAGGCTCAGGCCGAAGGTCGCGTCGCCGTCTGACCGTAAAAGAGACAGGTCATGGCTTACACTCCGGCAATTGCTGCCCAGCGATACACTCCGATCGCCAACTTCCCGGTGCCGGTCGCCGCTTCGGCGGCGCCTTCGCCGGCATACTCGGGGACGTTCATTCCCGAGATCTGGTCGAGCAAGCTGATCGACAAGTTCTACGATGCGACCGTTCTCGCGGCCATCGCGAACACCGACTACGAAGGCGAGATCCAGAGCTACGGCGACACGATCAACATCCGGACTCGCCCCAACGTCACGATCAAGGACTATGCGCCAGACATGGCGCTGGAGATCGAACGCCCGAGCGCGCCGATCATCCAGTTGACCATCACCGAGGGTCACTACTTCAACACGATCCTCGACGATGTCTACCGGGTGCAGTCCGACCTCGACATGATGAATCTCTGGGCGGTCGACGCCGCCGAGCAGATGAAGATCACGGTGGATCGGAACGTCCTCGCGGCGCTTCCGACGATGGCGCATGCCGACAATATTGGCGCCACCGCCGGCCGGATCTCGAACGACATCGACGTGGGCGTGACGGCGGCTCCGAGGCTGGTCGTGGCAAAGGGTGGAGTCGGTGCCAACATCGACATCATCGACTACATCCTCAACATGGGGCAGGTGCTCGACGAGCAGAACGTCCCGGAGAACGGGCGGTTCATCATCCTGCCGTCATGGGCATCGACGATGCTCAAGAAGTCCGAGCTTCGCGACGCCTCGCTGACCGGCGATGCCGTCTCGGTGCTCCGGAACGGGCGGATCGGCGTGATCGACCGGTTCACCATCTACACGTCGAACTTGCTCCCGGCGCCGGGCGCCGCGGGCGAGCAGTGGGTGATCGCTGGCACCGCGGCCGGACTCAGCTTCGCGGCGCAGTTGACCGAGATGGAGACGCTGCGCTCCGAGCAGACCTTCGGCACCCTGATGCGCGGCCTGATGGTGTACGGCTTCGGCGCGACGCTGCCGATCAGCATCGCGGCCGGCGTCATCAAGAAGGGCTGACGCTGATCCACCCCCGCCGGCGCCGCCGGCGGGGGCCTCTAGGAGAGAACGATGTCAGAAGCCAAGCAGAAGTCGGTTTCCGCCGAGAAGATGTTGCCGCAACTCGATCCTCGCGTTCCGCCGATGTTCGTGCGGCGGAAGAAGGATGGAATGGTCACGGGATGGTCGACGATCTTTCGCAAGAACCTCGACGATTTCGAGATCTACTATCGGCCCGGAACCGACGACGCGCTTGCCCATGCGATCAAGATGCGCCGCTACGAGGCCAAGATGGCGCTCGAAGGCGGCGATCCCTACGCAGGTGGTAGCCGTGGCTTCTCGATGATGGTCGGAGAGGTCGTGGATGCCGAATATAGCAGCAATAACGGCTGACGCTCGGGTTCTTCTACAGGACAAGGTCGTTCCGTATCGCTATGAGGCGGTCGAGCTTGATGGCTATGCCCGGGACGCAGTAGCGACTTTTCTGCGGCTCCGTCCCGATCTTCGCATCGGCATCGAGTGGTCCCGCTTCGGCACCGCCGTCGAGGTCCCTGCGACGCTGGACGACTACTGGCCGTTGCTCTCCGAGTATGTCGCGGCTAAGGCTGAACTGCGCGACGACCAGTTCACGAATGATGGCCGCGTCATAGCCCTGCTGCAGAAGGTCCGCAGCGGCCTAGTCACGACGGGGCTCTGAGATGCGGGTAGGGTTCGACTCTTGGCATGACACGCTCATGAGCGTCCTGCCGGGGGCGTCGCGGGCCAACGTCGAGTTGGTGTTCTGGAACACGGCCCGGGAGTTCTACCGCAGGTCCCGGTCGTGGCGCGAGAAGCTCGGGGCGTTCACGCTGGGCGCCGGGCAAGATACGCTGTCGCTGCAACCGGTCGATCAGAATGCGGACATCTGCTATCTCGAAGCGGTCCAGCTTGAGGGCACCTATCTCTACATGCGACCCGGGTACAATGGGGGTTATGCCGAAGGGACCCCCGGGCGCATCTGGCTGGAGGATCCGCACACTCTGAGGATCAATCCGACGCCGGTTCAGGAGTATCGTGGGCTTTGGCTCTATGTCTCCGCCTCGCCGGCGCGCAACGCGGAGGCGCTGCCTGCCTACGCTGAAACCCACCATTTTCAGGCGCTGGAGGTCGGCACGCTGGGCAAGCTCATGGCGCAGCCGAACAAGCCGTGGACCGAGCCAGCCAACGCCATGCTGAACCAGCGACGGTTTGAGATCGCCATCGCCCGGGCGCGGGCGGACGCGGAGAAGGAGTATGGCAAGACCGCGGGGAACTGGTCCTTCAATCAGGTCTCGGTGCGATGAGCAACCGCATCTGCGTTCCCTTTGCCAACCGACTATGGCGTGGAGAAAGTAGCTGGCCGGGGTTGAATCTCGTCGTCATGCTGGTGGACGGGGACTACGTCTACGACGTGGATACTCCTGTCTTACCCGACCTTCCCATCGGGATCTCGGAGACGATGACGGGTCTGACGGTCAACGAGGGCTGGGCGCAGGCCGAGCCCGCATGGTTCCCCGCCGTCAGCGATGTTCGACGGATCGATGGTGCGGTAGTCATCGACGTGGGGCGGACCGAGGTCATCCTGCTGATCGACACGGCGGTGGGTCTGCCGACCTATGTCCCGGGGATTCCATTCTGGCTCGCATGGCAAGGGCAGGGTATCGTGCGGATATGATAAACGCCTTTGCCATCAACGAGGATCTTGGTTTCGCGCTCTACGGCGGCGTGGTGCAGGTGACGGCGTGGGTGGATAGCCTCTTTCCGGCTCCGATCGTCCTCATAGTTGAACAGCGGGTCGACCAGCTATGCGTGCGTGGGAATGTTTCACGTGAAACAACGCCTCGCTACTCGGGGCGGGAGATCATCGTTCGGGGGGCGAAACACATATGCTGACCGCACGGTATCGCCAGAATGCTGAACAGCACCTTCGTCGGGTCATCAACCTGACAGAGTTTCTTAATGATGCTGAAATCCTGACCTCGGTTTCCCTATCGGATGATGCGTCCGATCTTAGTGGACTGACGGTCGACAACGTTATCCTGCTGCCGGACAATAAGCGGTTTGAGTTCTACATCGGAGATGGCTACCCGGGGAACATATACGACCTCAACTTCATCACTACGACGAACCAAGGCCAGCGTCGATCCGATCAGGTACAGGTTATTATCGACGGGGCTCTGGGCTACGGTCCTCGTCCTCGGAGCCCGGTGGTTCCGAAGCATAAGCATACGATGGAGGATCTGCCCGAAGTAGCTGCCTTTTTGGCAGCCCTAGCTCCGGAGGGTATTCGGCCTGAGAATTATAACTATGGCAGTGATGGAGCAAACGTCACAGCGGCGTTTGAGAAAGCTATCACCGATGGCCGGTCTCTTATTTTGGACGGAAACTATGTGCTGACTTCGCCTCTGTCTTTTGAACTAGAGGCGGAGAGTCTTTCGGTAGATGGGCATGGAAAGATCAGGATCGCTGCTGATTTTCCGACGCCGGGGATTCTTATTTCTGCGCCATATCCAACGGCGCGTGTAATAACTTCCATTGTCCAGACTACGCGCATCTTTCCCGGAGGCAACGCGCCTACAGATGCTACTGCACTTACTGTTCCGGGGCACGATTTCTCGATTGGCGACCTTGTAAAGCCAGTTGCAGACAACGCTATTGTTCCTTCTCCCGAAGCTACTCGGGTTGGAGAGTTTGTTTATATTGCGGATATGGCTGGTGATGTTATCTACGTTACAGGTTTTCTTAACAATACTTATACCACTAACCGGCGCATAGTTCGGGTACGTAGCGAGTCGCAACTTATCTGGGCTGGTCCTCGGTTCGAGGCGACGCCGTCTCAGGTAGGCTGGGACACGATCATGTTGCAGGTGCAGGGATTTGCCTTCCCCTACATTCGCACGACCTGCGAGCATGGTTATGACATCGGGCTCAACTTGATTTCCTGCTTCATGGCTGAGGTCGACATTGCGGGCAGGGACCTGCGTAACCGGGTGTCGAGTGAGGGTACTAGCGGATACCTGCTGCAGGACAGCGCCTCGGCATTCACTCAGGCAAAGATCCGTGGAGTCGATGCTCGGCACGCATACACTACTGACAGCCCACAGCCAGTGGTAAATGGTCCAGCACACTTCTATGGTCAGACGATAGGGGCTGTTATTTCCGGCGCTGGCTATGCATCTTCGGCTGCGGCCTTCGACACTCACGCCGAGGCGGTTGACGTAACGTTCGTCGACCTGACCACAGGGCGAACTCGACTTGGAGAGGATGCTTCCGGCGCTGCGGTGAACCTGCGTGGCATCCGCAACCGGGTGATAGGCTTGACGGATCGAGGATCGAACGCGGCGGTGAGTTTCTATGCTCCTGTTGTGGGGGGCTGCGTCGACTGTGAAGTGCGCAACGTCAACTATGTCGGTCCCGGAGATGGCTTTCGGGTTGGTAATGTTGGGGGAAGCAGCGTTACTCGGCCAAAGCTAAAGAGCGGGCTGATCCGCACCAGTAAGAACCGTTCGGGAATATTCTGGGCCTGCACTGGCGCGGAACTAGATGACTACACTCTTACGCCTACTGGCAATGCGACGCACGAAGGCATCGTGCTTGCAGGCAATGCTGACGTGCGCATCCGTCGTCTCACCATAGACCTTGCAGATTATACGGGCACTACTTTCCGAGGTCTTTCCATTACGGCAGCGACCCCCGGAAACCGGTTGCGGGTCGGCACGGTGGAGGTTGTCAACGGAGCAGGTAAGTTTGCGACTTACCTGCACGCGCACTCCGCCGTGGCGATCGTGGAGATCGGTGGGCTCAAGTCGGACGTGGAACCCTCGGGCGGTTATTTTCAGGGGATCGAGAACCTCACCAGCTTCAAATGGGTAGGTCCACCGGACAGCGTGATAGGCTCGGCAGCGCCGACCACCGGTACGTGGGTGCGTGGCGACATCGTCTGGGATGATACGCCTTCGGCTGGCGGAACTATGGGCTGGGTCTGCACCGCTTCGGGCACGCCGGGCACGTGGAAAACCTTCGGGAGCATCGGAGCATGATCGAGCACATCCTTGAGATCCTGAAAGGCGTCTCTACCGATGACACTGCACGCCAGCGCTTCGACAATAACCTTTCGGGGAGGCTGCTCTACACGATCGACGCCCCGGTAACACAGTTCCAGATCGCTGTTCTGTCTGGGTCGTGGCCGATCTACCTCGCCGATGGAGAGTGGTTCAACGTGACCCTTTCCAGCCCGATCGACGGCAGGTTCGAGATCGTCAAGGTCGTGTCGATGAACAACGACTACCTCGGCGTGGAGCGGGGCATGGAGGGCACGCTGCCGCAGCTATGGGAGGCAGCTACCACCGTCTTGTCGGCGCGGATCACTGGCGACACGCTCAATCGGCTGGGCCGGAAGGACGAGCTTAACCGCTGGGCGATGACGCAGGAGTTCCAGCAGGGCTTTCTGAACCGCGGCGATGCAAGGTTCGTGAATGGGCTCTCGATCGGGGGCGACGACACCGAGCCGGATGCGACGATCGGGACCGTCAGCGGGATGGTGGCGATCAACGCAGGCATCCCGCTGGCACTTTATTCCAGCCAGTTGCAGTTCAACGGGATCGGCTTCCCGGCGAACCCTGACTTGGTGGAAGGTCAGCACCTGTACGTCGACAAGGCCACGCACCAGATCGTCGGCCGGCGGCTGGAGTGGTACATCGGAGCTTTCATCTCGGCGCCAGCACATCTCAACAATGGCGACCCGATGCAGCCGGGGATGATCTATTTCAACCTGATCTCGCTGCGCGCGATGGTATGGACCGGGGCTCGGTGGCGTGACCTGATTTCTCCCGGTCCCGGCTTCCTCAAGCAGTTGGTCTACATAGTCGACACGGTGGATCAGACCGAGTTCCTGCTGGGAGATCCGGACATGAACGGCAACGTTTATGAACTGGATCTGGTCAATCCAGAGACAGTCCACGTCTTTCTGGATGGGCTGCAACTGGTGCAGAATGTTGGCTTCGGTGGTGACTTTATCGTCAGCGTCGCTTTGAACAGGATCACGATGGAAGAAGCTCCGCCTATCGGGTCTACTATCCAGATTGACTTGTATGTCAACCCGGTGAAGCTGTCTCCGGTTGGTGTTCAGATGTCGTTGCTCACGCCTCCGGTTCCGAATGGTGTAACCACGACTTTTGACCTGACGCTGGTGGAGAGCGGTGACTCGATCAGCCCGGGAGGTCCGCAGGATCTGGAGATTTACGTCGATGGAGTGCGTCAGCGGCCGGGGGTCGACTACGATGTTGTGCTGAACGAGATCACCTTCACGACTGCGCCGCATGTCACGTCGGTCATATGGGGTCTCTACTACCTACCGTTCACCGGGGCTGGAACTGGCGGCGGTGGCGATCTTCCGGAGGGGAACCAAGAGGGAGATACGCTCCAGACCAACGGCGACTTGGTGTGGATCGCGAAGCAGAATGTCGACGCAGGCACCATCTGACTGGACTTACTGGTAAGACCCGCGCATAGTTTCAACCAGCCTAGATAGGCCAAGACAGGAGCGGCAGATGCCGGCACGGTCGCAGCGCCACCTTCGCGAAATCGTAGGGGTCGACAGCAAGGGAGATACCTATTTCCCCGGTCGAGGTCCCGCGAACGCTTTCACCGTAGCCCGCAATCTCGGCGCCAGAACGATCACCGTGGCCAGCGGCCCCGCGGCGTATCCGCGGACTGTGCGCGTGGAATACAAAGTCAATGGGGTCAACAATGTCATCCCCGTCTACGCGACTGTTCTGATCGGCGATACCTTCGGCGCAATCGCAACCAAGATCGCGGCTGCGGTCAATGCGAGATCCGAGTTGAATGCGGCAGCGGTCGGGGGCGTCGTGACTCTGACCTTCGACACGGCCACTACCATTCAGACGCTAGAGGTCTCGATCTTCTGATGCCGTCCAAGATTCAGACTCTTCGCCGTGTGAATGGAGCCGCCGGGGCACCGCCTGCGGTAGGCATTCTAGCAGGTGAAGCGTTCTTGAACTTTGCCGGAGCAGCGGGCTCTGGTGGAGAGACTGAGCTTTGGGCCTATGACGGTACAGCGTGGCGCCGGGTCAATCCGGTGGATGCCTACGCCAGCAACGCTGAGATTCTGGCTGGCTCGGTGGCGAACAAGCAGATCAGCCCGGCGGGGCTGCAGAGCCGAACCCGGGCGACAAGTGCAGGTGCGGCCGACGCTGGCTACATCCCCCGCCTGAACGCCTCGGGGCTGATCGACAGCAGCATGCTGGCGATTGCTGGGGGTCTGCGTTTCATCGGTGCTACCGATCTGGCTGTAGCGTTCGCTCTGACGCCCTCTGGGGGGCTGCAGGGCGGCGACTATGTGGTGCATAACGGCGCTGGGGCAGCTACCGTCCACGCCTCGTACACGGGCGCTGCGGGGCAGCTAGTCGATGCTGGAGACATGCC